TCAATAGTCTTGCGCTCTCTGCCTCTAATGATTTTCATTAGAAGGTTCCTCCATCCACTGTGGCAACCGATAGCGTCACAAAGTCGTTACTGGTATCAATGGCGACAGTAATAGAAGAATCGCCTCTAACTACCCCATCACTTCCATCCGTTCCGCCAATGTAGCCAGCCGTGCCACCCGATACGGCAGCAACGAGTTCATCCGTTGAAGATTCAGGAATGTTCAGTGCTGTCTTGAAGGCGTTGAAGGTTATCTTCTTTTCCATCTGCCCAGAAGATTCTGAGGCGTCATGGATCATGATCAGGTCACTGGCTCCACTAATCGAACTAAGTGTTGTAAGCGAATCTACTGGTGGCGTGACGGGAACTTTTGTAGTTGCGTCTGTCGCCACGAAGATATTGTTTCGATCCGTTGTGAAGTGCGGCTCGCCTGCGAGCATGGACGTAGTGGGGAGATTGGCATTCAATCCCCTTCTCAGTTGCAATCTAGCCATTTCTCTCCTTTAAAAAGTGCCACCATCCAAGACGGCATTTGCTACAAGAATTGTCTCGCCAGCTTCTTCCGGTTGCGCGATGGTCTGACGATACCTACAAAACCAATCCATTTTGATCACACCGAGTGGAACATCGCCTTCTGAGGTGTAATCGATCTGCACATTCTGAAGATAGAACTCCTCTACTCCTGCTGGTAATTGTCCACCCAAGGCAAATTCAACCTCGCCACCGATAGAGTCCAAGGTGTCATCCAAATCACTGGTGGCTCTTGCGGCCCCTTCAATCCGAACAATCAACGTTCTTTCAAGTGTCCTGAATTTGGAGAAAGCGCTGCGATCAACATTTTCCTCTAAAATATAAACCAGCAGACAAGGAAGCTTTGACTGATCCAGCCTGTGATGTCTGGTGGTGTAGACTCTGCCAGCCGTTGTAGTTAAAGGCGTGATCAGTTGGGCGACCTGTTCGCGGATCGTCTGTCGGGCATGCAGGACGCTCATACACTGGCCTTTTCCATTAAGAGCGTTGTCATTCCCAGATTATCCGGCTCAATCCCTCTGAGAACATAGCTGACACTTTGAATCGTCAGCGTGTCGCCATGACTGAGAGAACTAACGTCTGAGGTTCTTGCCATTAGTCGAGGTTCTGCCGATTCATACCCAACCGATAAGCCATTGGGTTGAATCAGAATGAAGCGTAAGTCCCAAATTGCCGAAAAGGTGATGGCATCTGCCTTGGTGACAGTTACGCCAAAATCTGCAGTATCCAGATAGATTGCACGATCAGCATCTGATTCAATCGCCATCGAGGATGTACCAAAAACGTTCAGTTTCTTTGATGAGGTATTCGTTGGATACCTTGTTGCGACTCAAGCCAATAACATTCTCACCAGCCGCTCTTGCTGGATTTCCGGCAAAGATTTTTCCTGGAGTAATTCGGGCCTTAACTCCAACCACTGAGTTCATGCCAATCATGGAAAAGCTTCCAATCAGCGAATACTGGTGAACCGTTGCCCCTAGTCCCAGAGTTGCGCCTTTCATAACGTAGCTATGTCCACCTAGCTGCACCGAATTGGCGAGCGTCACGTTGTCTTCGACTACTGAGTCATGGCTGACGTGCGAGTAATTCATGAGGTAGCAATCTTTACCAATTCTCGTTTTGTTCTCAGTTCCGGCATGGATCGTTGCAAACTCTCGAATTGTTGTGTTTTTACCGATCTCAACCCCACAAAGCTTTGGCCTTGTTCTATGCTGTGGGGTATCGCCAATGGAGACATGCCCATGAATCTTGACGTTGTCTCCAATCTCAACAGGCCCATAGATTATTGTGTAAGGCCCAATAAAGACGTTCTTGCCAAAGTGGACATTGCCTTCAATGACTGCGGTCTTATCGATGTTCACCAATGCCTCAGAAGATCAACGTGTACGTCTGGAGGTTTTGGATTGCCATGAAAGTAGACAATGCTGGCTTCTTCTCGTTTTTCAGGATTTTTGAGCCAATGGCACTTGTAGGACTGAATCTGATCTGGAAATACTTCATTCAGTCGAGTTGCATCATTGGCAAGCAATCGCAAAAACTGCATTTCTGAGATTCTGCCGTTGTAGAGAATCCGGTCTTCATAGTCCTCTTTCCTTTGCCATTCCTGCCAGATCCACTTGCAGAATTCTGGCGAATAGCTACCGACTCCGTTGCAAATCGTTTCTGGATAGTTTGGATCTGTGAGAAGTCCAACTCTGCCTCTCCAACTGAGAATTTCGTCTAAATCTTCCTGAATGATGGTGTCGAGTCCAAAAACAAAGCGTTGATTGTTTCCCAAGTCCGGCCTGAAAGTTTCCATTACATTCCCATAACCAGATTCATCCCCTTCAATCTGGACTTGATCAATGTCCTCTTCAAATTCGTAAAACTGATCAACCAAGCAGATGAACTGGTAATAATCATGGCTTGTGTTTCTCTGGATTCCTCTGGCTAGCTTGTCCACCCAATGAGCAGAATAGCCTGTTGAAAACTGTGGAAGTCCTTTGCCTTCCGGTTGAAATAAAATGCAGACAACGTCAATCATTTTGTATGGTTTTCTTAGTAGCTTTCCTTTTTACCAGTTTCGGCTGGCTTTCTGCGGTCAAGCCTACGGAGCGATCAACCAGCGGCTCTTTCTCATCATAGGGAATCGCCTTGCCAAGACGCATAATCTCTCTGGCAGATTCAACCGTTAGGCTTACCACCTGTCCGGCCTTGACTACCTGACCGTCTGCAACTGTGCTTCTGATGATTTGAACTTTCATTTTCTTGCCTTCAGTAATTCGTTCAGGTTCGAGTTGTAGGTTCTTACTCTTTCTGGACTCCGTAACTTGCTGATAATTTCCCCCCAGGCTGCTTTTCTTGGGTTGCGTTTGCCTTTAAAGCTTTTGTCATTTTCAGGCTTTGCGAATTGATGCCAGTAGTCCCTTCTCGTGTGTTCGTAGCTGTCGACCCCACAAAGGAAAATTTTCTGGTATCCCATAAAGTCCGCACACCAGAGAGCCTCTGGCCCACTGAGCTGCACCCAAGGGCAGATTCCGGCATAGATGTCTTTGCCGTGAAGCTTGGCAAACTGTGGAGAAACAATCGGGCATTGAACTCCAATCTCATCTCTTAAAAATTCGATCATGCTTGGATCATGGGCGTAGCACCAAGCCAAGTCTGGAAGAAGCGCAGCGTGTTGATTTACACTGATCCAGTGCGCTCCTTCCCATTCACTCTGGCGAACATCAGAAGGTGCAGAAGGGCTTCCGCAAATAACAAGAGCCGTTTGCCCTTTGCACCAATCTTTCAGTTCATCCAGTTGAAGCATCGCTTAAACAGTAACGTCCTGTGCTGCAGCGAATGATTCAGGTCTGGCAACGGCTACATCCATCATCTGATAGAAGTAGAGGTTGACCGTTGAGTTTCCGGCTGCACCATACGGATCAACCAGCACATCCAAGGCTCCAAAGAAGCCAAGGTATAGGTCTGTGAAGTTTCCGAACAGCAAGGTGTAGGGAGAACTTGAAGGCATCTGGGTTGTCTGAACAAGCGGATAACCAAGCAGTGAATTGGTATCCTGCATGATCATTCTGGAATCTGTGGAAGCAGCAACCAGAGTCTGCATCAGCTTCCCAACCACTCTTGGATGAGTCACCCAATAAAGACTTCCCAGCAGAGCATTGTCTGCAGCCACTTCGCTCCAGATGTCGACTACGTTGCCATACGTCAAAGCAGCATTGCCTGAGGTTCCAGCACTCTCAACGTCTCCAATTCCGGTAGTCTGCAGCACACCACTTGGCTCATTGGAACCGCCACCTTTCAGCGAGACATTATCCAGCTTGGCTGCGAATAACCGCACCATGTGGTTTCTGAGCGTGGTTTCCAGATTACCATTCAGCCCTTGGTGCAGAAGCTGGCGTGAAATCTGGATTTTGTTGGCTGCGGTTTTTGGAGTCATGGAAATCTGTCCAAAATCCGGCTCATTGTTGGCAACCGATCCGGTTTCAGTCTGGAAGGTGACACTGGCATTGGCGCTGAACTTTGGGATTTTTACATCACCAACCAACCCTTCAAAGCGTGTTGCCCCAACCTGTCCCAGAATGGAGGTTGAAATCAGTGCATCAATAAAGCGGTCTGTCAGCAGATTTTCGGCAACAGTCAAATCACTGAAACCTGAACCGCTGGAGCCTGTTACGGCTGATAAGGTTCTTTGATGAGTGTAGCCATGATCTGGCACATAGAAGCTTCGAGGTTGCTTGCCTGTTCTGCTGGCAATCTCATCTGAAATCTCTTTTTCAAAGCCTGCGGAACCCCAATTGTTATCTGCTGCCGCTTGAATTGCCCGAATCAGAGAATAATTTTGCTTCTCTTTTTCAGTCAGCTTGGGCTGAACACTGTGCGGATTGGTGCGGACTTCATCACCTAACTCTTCTGCAAATTGCAGATAGGGCATCCCACTTCTAATCGCAGCTTCTGCAAAGTCATCCTTACCAAAACTCTTGGCTAAAGAACGAATGCGGCCTTGCTCGGTAATGACATTTCTCTTGATTGCGGCTTCATCAATCACTGGAACTGGTGGAGCCTCTGCAACAACCTGGGCTGTGCTTTGTGTTTTTTCTTCAACTTCCATTTTCTTTTCCTTTGTAGAAAGTGATCTACCAATCCCAACGCCTTTGTCGGCTGGGACTGAAACAATTGAAACTTCCTGCGGATACCAAGCATTCACTCGAAAGACTCCTCGACCATCGATTTCCTCGTCAGTGGGAATCATTCCTTTGACGCTGTAGCCAACAGAAACATTGGTTCGGATGCCATCTTGGACATCTTGGTAAACCTCATCTGCCAGAACGCCTTTTCCAAAGCGGACTGTGGCCCGTGCTACTCCAGCCGAGCTGTCAAGGCTTACATTCTCGACAACGCCAATTTGCTGGCGCATATCGTGATCTAACAAAAGCGGCATTCTTCCGCTTCTGGCAAAACTCAAATCTATTTCGTCTTCAGAATGACCTAGCACTTCATATCCAAATTCACGCTCGACAGGTGACTGAGAGGCCCAAGCTAGGCGGACTCTTCGATCATCCTTTTCCTTGTCATAGTTGTAGCCACGTTCAATCGTGCCTTCCCGAAAGCTGAGAGGTTCGGCTGTACTGGCCTTGCGCTCTTCCGGTTCCTCTGCCATTTCTTCCGCCTTCATTTTGGCAAAAGCCACAATGTATTCATCCTCAGTTTCCTCAACGTCTACAACATGGCGTGTTTGCAAATCTTCTAGTTCCATCTTTTTCCTTCTTGCTTGTTGGCTTCTGCGATCATACCACTGGTAGGCTTGTGTCCTTCACTCATCAGATTCTTCAGTTTCAGGATTTGGTGGCCTTCCTGGCCTTTTGTTACCAGCAGAAACTTGGTTCCCTAAGTCCTCTTGATTGATGTTTGTCAGATCCAAGAAGAAGGGCTGCTTTGGCCCCAATGGTGCGAAGTGTCCAACCGTCAGCCCATAGCGCTCTGCCATTTCCAAGTCCTGCTGGATCTGAGCAAAGACTTCTTCAGGATCACGCCCATATTGAAGCTGGACATCTGAGAGGCTCATGAATCCAGACTGAACAGCATCCACGGCTGCATTGATTTCTTTTGCTGGATCTACCCAAGCGAAGCCTCTCCCTCGGAATTCTCCAGATGGAATAAACTTGGACTCTGCCTTGTCCATGCTCCAATCAAATCTGCCACTGAGAACCTGCACTTTGTGCCATTCTCGGTGCACTGGTTTCGCGAGGTGCGTAATTAAGAAGTTTTGCAACATTCGGTAATGATCACGCTCCGAAATTGCACCTTGCCGGATGCTTGAATAGTTGACATCTGTCAGATCATTACTCAGTTCGGCATAGCTGATTCCCAAGCCGGAAGCGATAGAACGCAGCACAGAAGAATGAAAATCCTTGAAGGCTGTAGTTGGATGAGTTGGGTCCCATGCCTGAAAGTTCACTCCTGCCGGAAGCTGCTGAATCGAACCTGGACTTGCGTCCATTATTGGTTGGTAATCGTCAATGGTGTCTTCCCCATCAAAACTGTCACCTTCAGGACTTTGCAAAAAACCCATTTTGGCAGCCCCTAGCCTTGCAGCCACCACCTCGGCTTGTAGATAGCCTTGTAACTGGTGCATGGATTCCATGACGGCAGCAAAGGCTGGAACTCCTCTGGTTTGCTGACTTCTCTCCGGTAAGTAAATGTGCAGCAAGTCTTCTGCTGGCACTCGAATTCTTCTCATGCCGTGGTGGTAGCCTCCGACTGTGCCGTAATCCAGCGGATGATCTGGGCCAACAAAGAGGTGATAGGCTACTGGCCTGTGGAAGCGGTTGAGTTCCACCCCCATGATGATCCGGTTGCCGTTTGAAAGAGTGGTGTCGTACTGCTCGTCAAGGTAATCACCTTCTAAAACCTGAAGCCCAAAGCCAAAGGGAAGGCTTTTGTCTCGGACTAGCTTCACCAGAACTTCACCGTCACGTTGTACGCTTTCGATCACCAACTGCTGAACATCCACCCATGAAAGCTTGCCGCTGACTTCACAGTTGCCAAGCTGGCTCCACTCTTTCCAGGCTCTTTCAATCCTGGCGTTGCCTACTTGATCCAGTGGGCCTTGGGCTGTGTTCGGATCTGGCCTTCCGTTGACTAAAGGAAGATTTCTGGCGCGGCTTTGAAAGGTAAGTCCTTCATGGCCTACAATCATGGTTCTGTAGACTTGCAACGCTCTTTTGGCGTAGGGATTATTTCGAGCCAACTGCCTAGAGCGATCACGCAACCGTCTGATGGCTGCTCTGATTTCAGTGTCTGCACTCGTTGCAGGCGAAAGAAAATCAGAGAGCAGAGAACTGACTTGATTGCCCAAGTAGTTTCTTTTGGGCCTCTTGGGTGCAGATTCCTGCACTTTGGGCTTTTCTGATCCAATCAAATCGGGAATCTCTCCCTTGAAAGGCCACATTTAGCCTAATCCTGAAAATCTGGTAGCAATGACATCACCTGTGGGCTTGCCTGCATCCCTTCTGGCTCGCTTGATTTCTTTTCGCAGCTCAGACTTCCAATAATTCAGTTCTTCTCGCGTTTTCTTAATATCGGCAAAGATCATGTTCCGATCTGCAATGGCATACTGACTTGCGTGTTTCTGGGCTAGTTCTTTAAGCGTTGCCTCAAGATAAACCACCATGTAGTCAGCAGTGCTTCTTGGATCTGCTGTCGAGGTGTCGAAATCTCCAACAATCTCCCAATAACCGTCTGAAACTAGAACTTTTTCAGAATCAGAGGTGCGGATGATGTAGGCTTGCCAGTGCCAAGTGCCTAATGCATATCCGGCAGTTGTGGCAGAAGGGACTTCAATGAAATAAGTGGATTCTGCTTCAGTGGCACTAAAGCTGATTTCAGTAGCGCCACCGTGAGGGCGAGCGTTGTAGCTGAGAGAGTAAGAGCCAATAGGGTAAGGTGTCGCCAGATCGTCACGCCTCCATGTCCAAAAGGCTCCAGCGATTAAGGTTTCCGGCTCAGTTGTGGGGTAGTTGTTGCGGTCAAACTGATCAATTGCCATGCGCTATTGTTAGCGCAAAAGCAAAGGGCCGTGGGGAATTTTGGGAATTTTGGGAATTTTGGGAATTTAGCGATATTGCAAGTAATCGCTGCGGCTTTCGATTCGCCACCTTCCTCCAACCCGATAGCTCGGCACTAATCCACTCTCACAGTATCGGTAGGCTGTGCTTTTACTGATGTCGAGTAAGGCTTGTAGTTCCTTTGGTGTGATATACGGCATTCTTGGTGGTCTTCTCATTTAAAATCCATTGATCCAAGAGCGTTTCGGCATACGAAGGCGGTTTCTTCGCATTGGTGGTTCATCCACTTCTGGTGCTGGAGGTGGAGGTTCTTCAATTTCGTTGATTTTATTTGTCAGCTTGTCCAGATTCTTGACGTTCAGAATCGCCAAGGCTGAAAGTGCATACACTCGACAGTCTAGCGCCTCATTTCTCTCTCTGGTTTTGATCCATTCGCGTTTTGCATAGCCCTTTGAGTGCTTTGTTGCGAGTCTTTCGCTCAAAAGTTCCAGAAAATAGCTTCGATCACGGCTCATTGGAAAATGGCAGAAGCCTGCACCTTGCTCTTCAATGCGTAACTGAGCAAAAATCTGTTCTTTGGCGGAAAATGTGCCAATTGGGTAGAGTCGAACCTTGCCAATGTTGTTTCGGCTTGGTTTGCCTACAATCGGCCTGCCTTCCTGCCCCATCCCCTTAATCGCAAAGACTCTGCGGCCTTCTCTTGGGCGACAGAACGAATAAACCGATTGGGTATAGTGTCCGCCCGAATCAATACATGCCGCTGAAATGGCGAGTTCCTTGCCATTTTCTAAAGTATAGCCTTGCACCAGCACAGCATCCAGCCTTTCCCAAAGTTCTCGGCTGCTCGGATCACCGTAAATGGTGCCATATTCAAGTGACCAGTTCTCAGGACTTGCGCCACCTTTGCCCCAACCTACAATCTCGTAGCATAAACGATCATCCTGAACGTCAACGCCTGCCGTAATAATCCCAATCCCATTTGGTGCGGTTTTCTCGCCATCACTCCAGCCGGATTCTCTTCTGGCAAACAAGTATTCATAAGGGATTTCTTCCTGGCTGTTTGTCATGTCCCAAGATTCGGCTAAAAAGGTGTTGATAAAGCCTTGCAGAGTGTGAGCGGACTGTTTGGCAACCACAAATTCCTGTGCGGCCTCTGCAATCGTCTGCCAAGGCGAGTACAAACCGGAGAGGTGAAAGCCTGCTGTTCCCTTAAAATCCCTTTCGGCTCGCCACTCGCCAAAACGCAAAGCCTTGATTCTGTGGGCGTCTGTCCAAGGTTGATCGCAATGTTCACAATAATATTTTGCATTCTCCGGCTCATTCTCAGGCCAGCGAACCTGTCGAAACGCTAACGTCTGGAATTCACCACAAGCATGGCATGGAATCCAGAACTGTCTTCGATCACTTCTCTTGTATGCAGCCTCAATGCGTGATTGGTCTTTGATGGTTGGGCTGGAAACCTGAAGAATTTTGCGATTCCAGAAGGTTGCACTTCTTCTGCGAGCCAGTGCCACCGGATCACCTTCTGCGCCTGCACTAACTGGGTATCTGTCCACCTCATCACACAAAACGATTCGGATTGGGCGAGAAGCCAGCGAGCTTGGGGAATTCGCACCACAAACGGTAAGGTGTCCGCCAGGAAAGGACTTGTGCAAAGTGGTGTTTCCAGAGTCTCGGCTTCTGGGATCTGCTACCTTCCCTTGCAGTGTTGGGGTGTCGCGCAACATTGGCGCAAGCCTGTCCTTGCTCCAAGCCTGAGCCATTTCCAAAGTTGGCTGCACTACGAGAATTGGGCTTGGATCATGGGCCATGTGATAGCCGCAAATATTTAAACAGACTTCTGTTTTCCCAAGCTGACTTCCACACATGGCTACCACTTCAGAAACTGCTGGATCTGAAACGGCTTCCATGATTCCGATCAGATAGGGCGTTCTGTTATTTTGCCACTGTCCTGGTTCTGCTGACGCTTCTGGGCTTAGACGCCTTTCCGCCTCGGCCCACTGGCTGATGTTTAGTTTGGGAGGAGGTAGGAAGTGCTTTGCTGATAGCTTTCGCGCCTTCTGCTCTTTCTTCCAGGCGTTCTCTGTTGTCTGAAAGGATTCTTGCAAGTTCTCCAAGGGTTGCATGGACATTTTCTTCCAAGTTTGACTGACAAACCGCTTGATTGGTTTCCATTGCTAGAGTTGGAGCCAGCAAGGTTGGCAACGAAATCAGTTTGGCTTTAATTATCTCTGCAATGTTTTCAATTACCTTTGCGTGATCTTTTATTGCAATGGTTTCAAATTCGGCATTTGCTAATTCGATTTCAGCCAGCCTAGCTTCTGCCGCAATTTTTCGCGCTTTAGCGTCTTCAATATTTGGCGCAGTTGTTCCCATGCCATCAAGCCTAGCTTGTAAATACTGGATGTACGAAGTGACGCAACGGATTAGGGGATAACGTCCGCGCTCTGGCTTGGGGATGATCCCTTCTTTTGCCAATTGCTGAATTCTTCGATCAGTGACATTGCAGATTTTAGCAACCGCTGCCACTGGTGCGGTTTGTTCACTCAACCTTTTCTCTCTGCTTCAACTTCCGCAAAGGTTTTGCCGCTACTTTCCAGAATCGCTTCCTTGCCTGTGAATTGCTGCCAACGCTTGACGGCAACGTCAACATAAGGCGGATGAAGTTCCATTGCGTAACAGACTCGACTGGTTGTTTCGGCTGCAATGATGGTTGTGCCGCTGCCACTGAAAGGCTTATAAACCGCTTGTCCAGGTGATGAGTTGTTTTCAATCGGCTTTCTCATGCACTCCACCGGCTTTTGTGTGCTGTGTCCGGTTTCGGATTTCATTGGCTTTTTTTTTTTTCAGACAGTCGGTTTGTTTT